CACGAACCATTCGCATGTATCCCCGTGACTCCTCGCCCAACAAAGCCCTGTCTTCATCAAGCTTTTGCTGTGTGGGTAGCCACGGATAAATAACCTCCCCTGCGAGAACATTAGGGCTGCGCTCTCCATCGAGCCTTAAATACTGACCGTCCCACTTAGTTTTCCATGTGTCATCAACATTGGTGTCCACAGAGTCCCACCCATTTTTAGGTTCAGACCAAACCCCAAAAGCATCAAAGCGGCTGTTCGGGTTGGACATCCCGATCATTTGGAAGTGCGGGTTCTTAGAAAGGTTTGTCAGGCCAGCGTTTACAATACTTTCAGAAATCTCTGAAAGCTCATCACCAAT